AGCTCGAATGTGAGTTGGTTGTGTTAAGTGCGGAAAATATGCACTTAATGAATAAAGTTGGCGACCTCAAATCCGAATTGAATACTTTGAATCAAGCTTTAAAACGGCATGAAGAGATTTGTGCCAAAAATGTTGAACAAACAAATAAAGAGTTTGAATCAATCAAGAAGGAGCTCAAACGTTCCAAAAAGTCTTTCTTTAAACGATAAAAAATATCCGGGTGGGTGGTAGGCAGAAAATTTTAGAAAGGAGGAGGTGCCTTGGGATGGCTAAATTTATTCAAGCGAGAAGTTCCGGAACCAAGTTTTGAATTTGATGAGCTGGAGCGGATCTTTGGAAATCTGCAACTAAAGAGCCTGTCGATTGACAAGGCTGCTGAATTTGTAGCCCGCATCTTTGCGAGATCTGAGTTCAAATTCATCGATAATGGGAAAAAGAAGGCTACTGATTGGGATTATCTGCTAAATGTAAGGCCCAATAAGAATGAATCAGCTTCTGAGTTTTGGCAAAAGGCGGTTTATCGCTTATTGACAAAAAACGAAGTACTAATTTTCTTATCGAATGACGATCAGTTATTGATTGCCGACTCGTACATCCGACAGAAATATGCTGTGTTCGATGATACATTCACATCTGTGAGTTGTCAAAATTATACTTTCCAGAAACCATTCAAGATGAATGAAGTCATTTTCTTGCAGTACAACAACAATCGTCTCCAAGAATATTTCACTCAACTCTTTAACGATTATGAAAAACTACACACCCGACTAGTCGAAGCACTTGCGCGAAATAATCAAATTCGTGGAGTACTCAGCACTAGAACGAATGCAAGTTTTGACGAATCAAAACGTGAAAAGATGCAACGATATGCAGACGGTCTCTTTAAATCATTTACGACAAAGACAGTAGCAATTGTCCCAGCTCAAGAAGGAATGGAATACTCAGAGCTGACAAACACTACCGGGACATCGAACCTATCCGTAGATGAGCTCAAGAAGCTCCGTAGGCAATTTGATGACGAGGTGGCCGACATCTTAGGGATTCCAACTGCGCTGATGCATGGAGACATGGCTAATCTGGAAAATAGTCAGAAGATGTTTAATAGCTATTGCTACCAGTCACTTGTGAAGAAAATGAGCGATGGTCTGAACTTTGCTTTACTAAGCAAAAATGAGTACAAAGACAATAAGCGCCTTGTCATTATTGGTGAAGGGCAAAGAGACAAATTCTCGCTTGCTCAAAGTATTGACAAGCTGATTTCTTCCGGTTCTATGCTTATCAATGAGGTCCGTGAGGAACTTGGCCTTGAAGCTGTACCGTGGGGCGACAAGCCTCTGATCACTAAGAACTATCAACTTGGTGAGGATGTAGAGAAGGGAGGTGAGAAAGAAGATGAAAGTGATTTCGATTAAAGGAACAATCGTGTCAAACGATGATGCTTGGCTTTATGATTGGCTTGATTGGGACTGTACCGCTCCTAAAAATGTAGTACTTCCGGAAACTGGTGAGGACATCGAAGTTCACATCAATTCTGGCGGTGGTGATGTGTATGCAGGTAGTGAAATCTATACTGCATTACGGTCTTACTCAGGGAAAGTAGTTGTTAAGATCGTGGGCATTGCTGCAAGCGCAGCGAGTGTTATCGCAATGGCTGGTGATGTCATAGAAATTAGCCCTACTGCTCAAATCATGATTCACAACGTGTCATCACGAGTTGACGGAGACCACAACACTCTACTTCACGAAGCTGGAGTGCTTGAAGGTTTTAATAAGTCAATCGCAAATGCTTATGTTGATAAAACTGGAAAAGCATTGGACGATTTATTGGATCTGATGAACAAGACTACCTGGTTCGATGCTGAATCAGCAGTAAATCAAGGATTTGCTGACAGGATCATGTTCGCTGGAGAAATTGCTCCTACATTTGCTGCAAGCGAAACTCCAATGATCCCACATGATTTTATCGATAAGATGAAGTCAGCAATGACTCCAGATGTCGATAAAATCGCTGAGCTGGTAGCTAATAAGTTAGAAGCTCGACAGATTGCAAAAGAGACTTTTGAAAATAGTGAATTTGTACAGAAAAGATTCACCCTTCCAGAAAGTCCAGAAAATAACACAAACAAGGCTGTACCTAAAGGGTTCGGTCTTTTTGCATTTTAGAAAGGAAAAATAATAATGACAATGAAATTATCAAACAAATTCAACGAAATTCGTCAGAACTTTTTGAACGCAGTGGCAAATGGTGCGCCTCAAGAAGAACAAGCGAAACTCTACAATGAAATGATCGAGTCGATGACAAATGAAATGATGGAACAAGCTCGTCATGCTGCTCATGAGGAAGTTTCAGCAATGAACCCTTATGATGCTAAATTGACTGCGGAAGCCCGTGAATTCTTCAACGACATCGACAAAACTGCCCCTGTAGGAGTAGAAAAACTCTTCCCACAAGAAACCGTTGACCGTATCTTTGATGATATGGTAAAATCTCGCCCGCTCTTGCAACATATTGGATTGCGCAATGCTGGTATCCGCCTTAAATTCCTCAAATCAACTCAAACTGGAGAAGCTGTTTGGGGCAAGATCAATGGGGAAATCCAAGGTCAATTGAAACAAGCCTTCAACGAAGAAGAAGCTATTCAAAACAAGTTGACTGCATTTGTAGTCATTCCTAAAGACTCTGAAAAATTCGGTCCTGCTTGGTTGCAAGCATTTGTATCTGCTCAAATCACAGAAGCGTTTGCTGCTGCTTTGGAAGCCGCCTTCTTGAACGGAGATGGAGATGGCAAACCAATCGGTCTTTCTCGCACTCTTACAGGTACTGTAGCAGGAAACAAAACAACTTATGCAGAAAAAGCTGTTGAAACTGCAAAACTTACATTTGTGGACTCTGCAACAGTTGTCAAAGAATTGACAAATGTTTACAAATATCACTCCGTTAAATCTGATGGTAATCCAGTTGCGGTTGAAGGAAATGTCGTGATGGTTGTCAACCCAACAGACGCATGGGATGTTAAAAAACAATACACTTCCCTAAATGCTCAGGGAACGTATGTAACAGCAATGCCGTATAACTTGATCTTGGCTGAGTCAATTGCTCAAACCGCTGGTAAAGTGACTACATTCGTCAAAGGCCGCTATGATGCATTTGTAGGTGGTGGTATTGAATTTGGACGCTTCACAGAAACTTACGCTCTTGAAGACTTGAACCTCTACACTGCTAAGCAATTCGCCTACGGTAAGGCTCACGATGAAAAGACCGCTGCTGTTTGGAAATTGGAAATCAAATAATAGGTGGTGACACCGAATGGAAGAAACAAAACAACTTCATCCGCTTCTAGGAACATTCAAGGAGCGGATGAAAATCTTTCATGATGCAGAAGACGGGAATCTTTCAAGGATGTTGACTTCATCTGAAAAAGCAATTCTCGACTTAACAGGAGCTTTTGATTTGTCAGATTCTCGCACTGAAGAGCTTGTTTTGGAACGTGCAAGATATTTGTACAACGATCAGGTCGAGTTTTTCTTTGCAAATTTTCAAGGAGAACTCCTTGAGTTATCACTTCAAAACCACCCAATAGGAGGAAAAGAGTGCTAGAAACAATCCAAGATTTCTTTGACTTGAAAGAAAATGTTGTCCGACACGTTGGAGACATTTTTGAAGTTGATGATGATCGAAAAAACGAATTGATGAAGAAATTACCTGATTTTGTTAAAGAATACGATTTAGTAGCTTCGGAAAATCCAAACGAAGATGTAGTTGCGGAAGATGAATAAGCCTGAGTTTAAATACAAGAAGCCAGAGACCAATACAAGCGAATTAAGAACTCCAGTAGAGTTTTATAACTCAAAAGTACTTGAAGGATTAGATGGCCGGGATGTGAGCTTTGAGAAAGTATTTTATACATTCGCAAAAATCTACTCACCTAGCTTAAAGGATATCGAAATTTCAACAGGAAAATCAATGACTGCAAAGATGACCTTGAAAATTAGAGATCCTTTAACAAGTTATCAACCTGACAATAAGCATTTCGTGCAAGTAAATGATCACCGATTAGAAAATAAAAAATGGCAGATCATTGATGTTCGTCCCGATTATGACAACCGTGATTATTTAATTGTTGTTATTGGTGGATCAAATGACTAGTGGCGCTACATTAAGAGGCTTCGATGAAGTCATCCGAAATTTAGAAGCAAAGCTTGGCGATGCGAAAGTGAGAAGGTCTGTGAATAGAGCTTTGAAAGGCGCAGCAACTGAAACGCTTGAAGACTTTCAAGTAGCTCTAGAGGTTTTCAGAAAAACCGGAGAAACAATCGAAAGCGCAACAGTCGGAAATGTAACGGGTGCTTTTGAAGGAGTGCCAATGGTTAAGCTTGGTTTTGGTGCTGGTTCACGTTGGAGGTTGGAGCATTTGAATGAATTCGGATATGCAAAAAAGGCCCATCCAAGGGGATTCGGTGTTATCCGAAGATTTTCGGAAGCCAACAAAGAAAAATTCAAATATAGGTTAGCAACTAAATTGAAAGGAGAAGGGCTTGGATGATTAAAGACAAGATATCAGAAATATATGATGCTCTGATGAGCGATGAGGAACTTTCTAAAATCACTATCAAATCATTTGAGCGTCCTGAAACTTTACCAACAGATCAGACGAGTATTGTTATTATCCCACTAGGGCCACCTATCCAAAGTGACCAGGGAAGTAATACAAGCTTTTCAAAAACATTTCTTTATCAAATCAATGTCGAATCGACAAACCGAATTGAATGCAAAAAATTGCAAGGGTTAGTCGAAAAGGTGATGGAGTCACAAGGATTCTATCAAATCGCTGGGGGTCTAGATGAATGGATCCCTGAAATCAAACGCTATGCAGATGCCAGAACTTACAAAGGGAAGAGCAAGCTGTATGACGATTATTAGAAAGGAAATTTAATATGACACAACAAAAACAAGGAACTGCTACAGTTGGTTTTAAAAGCCTTACAGTTCGAATTTTGGATGGGAATCAAACCATCACAGAGGGAGAAAACCTCTTTATCATCCAAGGTAAAAAAGGAGAAGGTGCGACTCAAACCGCAAAAATCTCCGGTCTTGCCGTTGACCCTACAAAAACATTCGGAAGCAACATCGCTTACTATGTAAACAACCGTGGGGTTGGAAATGTCAAAGTAGATCTTGGTCTCTTGGACATTCCAGTAGCGCTTTACGTTAAAGCTCTCGGCTACGAAAACGATGATGATATCCTTGACTTTGGAGCTGACACAGTTTCAAA